AAATCTAGCACCAGGAACTAAGGAAGGTTCTGCCAATGCTCCCGTAACTGCTAACGCTGTATTGGTAGTTGCTTGCGCTAAGTTTAAAGCCTTATTAACTGCAAACTGTCTTTTTGCTTGTTGTTCGTTATCTGTGCTAAATGCTTGCACTAAAGTAGACAAAGCCCCTAGTGCTTCACTACCCATTTCAACACGTTGCTTATTATTAAGCCTTACTAATTCAACTTGCTTCTCATCTGCTTTCGCTTCCTCTAGTCTATACTTGTCGTTTAACTCTTTTAAATCGTTATTAAGTTGCTCTTGTAATGCCAATTCAAGTTCAGCATTACCATTGGCTAATTCAAACTTAGAAGCGTAACTCTCTATTAAATCGTCCTGCTCGTTTTGTTCTTCTGTTTGTCTTAAATCTCTAAGCAACTGGAATTGCTCTTCCTCTCTTGCGTATTGTTTCTGCAATCTGTCTTGCTCTGCTAGTGCATCGGCTAAACGCTGTTGTGCTTGCTCTTCTTCCCACTTCTCAAAATCCGCTGCATCCTTTTCCCTTTGTGCTTGTTTGGCATCACTTGCCTTTTTCCACGCTGCCTTATCTGCTTCAAGTTGCTTTGCTGCTGCTTCCTCTCTTCTTTTACCCTCTGCTTCTGTGTATTCTTTTTGCTTTGTGGCTTTCTCTATTTCTGCTATCTCTAAATTCTGCTCTGCTTCCTTAAATGTTTTCTTTTGGTTTTCTAGTGTTTTATTTGCTACACCCGCAGCCAATCCCGCTAATAAATCATTGTTCTGTGCTGCGCTCCTAGTTGCTGCTGCTGCTGTTTCTTCTAGTAGTTTTACTTGTTGCTCTGCGCTATCTCTTAATACTTTTAATTTTTTAAGCTCTAACTCTGCAACATCTTTACCCGCTGCGGTTCTTTTCTTAATTTCCCAGTCTAGCGATTCAACTACTTTTGTTGTGTACTCTTGAACGCTTTTGATCTTCTTATTGTTCTGCTCAATAGTTTGCTTTGTTTCCTCTCTTATCTGTTTAATTCTAGCTTTACGGGCTGCGTTTGTTCTCTTGGTCGTTTCATCTTCTTTAACTCCAAATGACTCTAACGCTGCGTTAATTAATCTTATTAGACCGATAAAAGGCAACATTATACTTATGGCTAACTTAACTCCTTCGCCTAAATTACTAAACCAAGTAACCGCCTTTTGTACTGCTCCCGTAACTTTGTCAAAGTTTGCAATTAACAATCCTAAACCTACTATAATAGCACCTATACCAGTAGCAAGTAATGCAATCCTAAAGAGTTTCATTGCTCCTGTAGAAGTTCCAACCGCTAAAGCATAAGTCTTTTGTGCTGTTGCTGCTATAAATGTTCCTGCGGTGTTTAATTTCTGTAAGGTATTACTAACAATAGTTGAGTTATTAAGTAATTTACGTGCTGAACTTACCCCCTCAATAGCTCCTTTAAGACCCATTGATACACCCATAGCAAGTTCAATGTTCTTTGCTACCTCTTGCAAAGTTTCGGAGTCATCGCCTAATAGTATAAAAGCTGCTGAAACATCTCCTACCGCACCCGCAACACTTCCTAATTCGGAAGCCACTTGCTCATTATCTAAAGACTCAAATGCTAACTCAACATTCTTAACCTCTCGACCTGTTTGCGCTAATTCCTTTTGAAGCTCATTAAACTTTTTGGAGTTTAAAGGCACTTCTTTAATTTCCTTATTTAAGTCCTCAAAGCGTTTCTCTAGCTCCCCAAGAGTTTTACCTGCGCCTTTTGCATTTACATCTATCTCAACCGCTATCTTCTTATCTGCCATTATCTTTGTTCTATAATAAATTCAGTATCTAACTCAGCAGTTACATTAGTCGTGTCCGTTGTGTTTGCGACTTGTATTTTTACGTAATCATTTGCATCAAGTGTTACAGTATCTGAGAAGTTAAAGAATGCAACATCTCTACCGCCTTGTAGATTGTTAACTACTCTTACTATAGACTTATAGTCTACAAATGAACTTGCACTATCGTCCCAAGCAACTATCTTTAACCTAATCTCATCACTTGCGCCCCCCTCTATTATTCCTGAAACTGTAACTTTATATTCTATAGGTGTGTCTCCTAAATGTCTCAATCTTCCGTTGTCTGGTGCGTCAAAATGCTCTAAACTTGAAGCTGTGTATGTTCCAGCTAAATCTACAAAAGTATTTACTGTTGCAATAGTAGTTTCCACTTCTGTAGTGATGGAAGAAGCTCCCCCTTCAAAAGTGTTTGCAATTCCTTTGTTGCCGACAAAACTACTAGCTAACTCTCCTTTTGTTAAGTTCGGAATTATATTAGCATCAACTGAATCAAACACTCCGTTTCTTGAAACTATAGCATCGCGTATCTGGACTGTTGAGGGGTTTGAAAAATTAGTATTTCTAAAATCAATAAAAGAAGCATTAGCAGGAAGGTCTACATTTTGATTAGTTCTAAATCTTGAAGCCATAGTAAAAGAAGTACCTTCTTCATATATTGAATACACCCCATCTGTTAAGTTTCTTATTATTGAAGTCTCTATAAAGTACCCCCCTAACCAAGTTCCCGAAAGTATTAAGTTTGGAGTGCCTCCGAAACGACCAGTCCCAGTTTCTAAACCTTGTCTATATCCGTTTAACTCTCCTAAACTGGTACAGTTATTAAAGTTTATTCTTGAAATCTCAAAAGCATTAAACCCAGTTGCATTTGTTACATCCAAAACTTTAGAGCTTATTCCAGTTACTTCTATTTTGAAATCAAACCATAGAATATCTCCAGCAGTTGCACCTGTAAACATTGTGTAACTATCTTCACTTGATATTAAACCGCTAACATTAAAATCGTACCCTTTTACATTTATACCTCCACTAGGTACTGTTATCTGAGTAGCACCCATATCTATAATGCCATCTAAAAAGTATTCTTTTGAACTATCTATAGTTCCGCCTAAAGTAATATCTTTATTTGCTTGTGTTACTATTATTCTATTGTCCAAAGCGAATGGAACTACACCCGAACTGTAAACCGTGTCAGCTCCTGCACTATCTCTACGGGTTAGTAAATCGCTGTTACTAGAGTCTAAAAAAATATAATAATTATCTCCTGATGGATTACCTATTGTAGTCCCGTCTGCTGTTGTTAAGTCTATTAATGCCATTATCTTATTATTAGTTGACCGTTCACATTTAATATACCTAATAAAGTAAGTTTATTAAAGTTAACCATCTGCTTATTTGCTTCTATTGTAAAGCTCTCATCTGAATCTATTTTATAAAACCCGCTATGAAAGTCAGTAACACTCTCGACTTTATTGCCATCAATATAGCTAGTGTCACTCTCTGTTACCTCAATATCATTGGTGTTTATTAAAGTAACATTCTCTAAACCGCTATTAATTATATTCCTATTAGAGTTAACTAATTGAATTTTTCTAGTGTTCTCTGCTACGTAGTTATTATCCCCTACTATGTTAACGAATAAGGCTGTGTCTGCTACCCTATTATCATAACCAGTTACAGTATTGCTTTTAGTTCCTAAGTCGTTCCCGTTGCCCGACTTATCGTAGCTTAAACTTGGTATATCTTCTCCAACGTCTACACCGTCATCGAATCCTATTACTATATCGCCATCCCCACCGTTAGCAACTGCTGTGCTACTTGTAAAAGGGTTAACATTAATTAGCTTAATAAAATAACATTTTGTTATTGGTTGGTTTGGATCGTAATTTTCAATTTTGTATAGCCTAAAATAACTATTGTCAAAAAAGTAAGTATATCTAAATGATAGGTTTTGAATATCACTAGGTCTTAAATTAAAGTAACCACTTACCAATTTACTGTCTCTATTTGCTATCTGCTTCAATGCAGGTAAATGATATTTATTAAATAGATTATTGTTAGTTAATGTAATAGGGTTAAATGTATTATCGTAGTATAACCTTTTAGGAAGTCCAAAGTTAATATCTAACGTAGGATTGTAAGGGTCATCTAAATGCCCACTATAAGGGTATTCAGTTTGTGGATATGTATTACCAAAAGTATCTGTTAAATCCCATACCGTTGTAGTTGTTTTTAACCCGCCATAATGTAGTATTCTAATGTTGCCCTCTATTGCTTTGTACGTTGTATCATTCTTTATTATAGTAGGCAAAACCATATCCATATTAGATTGACCGACTAAAGGCGTAGGACTAAATATTACCTCGTTAGTTGTGATTTTCTTTACGAAATCATTATCTATTAATCCGCTTCTTTGTCCGTAAGTTTCCTCAAACTCTGACCTGTAAGACTCGTTGTAATAGTCTTTGTCATCTTTGTACTTGTAAAGGTACTCCGCAGCTTCTAACAAGCCCATAGGCTCTTGAACTAAGTCTTTTGATATATCCCTTTTATGTGACCAATCAGCACCACCCGCTAAATAGAAATCCTCGTAAGGCTCAATTATTAACTTCTTTTCATCGTTACGACTTGGCTCAACTTGTAAATTGAACATATTAAATATAGAAGTTAAAAAATCTTTTTGTTTTATTCCTTTAGGCACTACGCTGTACATATCAATAGTACCTGTTTCGTATATTGAATTATTAGTAATTGTATTTAAAAACTTACCACTTCTAATGAATACGCTTTGAGTACCTCCGTATGTTGTGCCTGTTGCATCATAAAACTTTACTGAACTACTAGCAGGAAAAACTACCTTTGGAGTGGTTGTTCTAGCTTTAACCTCTACCGTTGCGCCCGCTACTAATGGCACGTTTTGTAGTGTTACTTTTATATTACTCGCAGGATTTAACTTCTTATTATCTGTTTTTGTAAATATGTTTATGGTTGGTATTACGTTTGAGCTACTTGTTACAATAGTTGTGCAATGAGCATCACTTGGATAGGCAAC